AGTCCTTCTCGCATATGTAGTTTCGGCAGAGCTCCTCCACACCATTGGCCGTGTCCACCACGACGGTCTCCCGGTCATGGTCCTCGTTGATAAGAAAGCTGATAGCCTCAAGCACATCTTCCCACTTATCGAGCTTGCCTTCCTGCGGTAGCTTGGGCACCCCGTGAGGGCATCCATCTTCCGTGAGGATAATGACAGGGTTCTCTGCGCTCCTTCCGAAAGTAGTTTTTCCAATTCCAGTGGGGCCATAGATTAAAGCTCGTGGCTTCAACTTTGGCTTGTCACTGATGGCTAGTGTAAATTCCATTTCTAGTTCCCCTTTGAGGATAGTTCTGGGTTAGTCTTCTCGTTCTTCACGAAGTCTGGAGAGTCAAGCATCTGAGTCCCAAGGCACACTCTGATGAAAGGGCATGAACCATAGTCATTGCAGGAGTTGGTGCTTCTCCTCCTCATGGACTCGCCCCTCCAGGAGGGTTGTGACTTCTCAAGCATGATCAACTCTTGGAACCTTCGTTCGTAAAGCTCTTCTGTCGTCCAGATGTACTGGCGCTTGTACTGGTCAGAATCATCACCCATGTAGTCAGGAGTGATTCTCTTGATGAACTCGGTCGGGGCCTCTACGTTCAGAACCTTCGCGGCTTCGTACCCCTCAGTAGTGTCGTAATCACCCTTCCGAACATAAGGCCGCTTCTGTCCAGGTCTCTTGCTGGTGGTCATGATGACGTCGTAAAGAACCTTGGGCTGCTCTCCTGTCGGCCTCCCGTAAATCTCGTCGACCGCTTTCTTGTAGATGGTCATCTGGATATTCATGGGGAGCGTAGACCAGAAGGGCCCATCGTCATCTGCCGCAGCTCGACCAGAAGTCTTGTGCTCCACGATGGTCATGGACCCATCCTTGTTGCGGTAGAGGGCGTCCATCTTTCCAGCGAACTCGTAGTCACCTATCGTGAGCCGGAACTCTTTCTCCACCTCGATGTCTCTGATGTCCCCATCGCTAATCAACTTCTTAAAGAGGGAGTAGTATTTCTTGTAGTAGCCCTCAAGGTAGAGGATGGAGAGTCTCTCGCTGAGCTCCCCTTGTGGCCCTTCCCAGTAGAGAGGCTCCTCCTCCATGGACTCCTTCATGTGCTGGACTGCCGCGTAGAAGTCTTTCTGATTCCAAAAGGCTTCGAGTCCCTTATGGACCATCGACCCAACAGCTAATCCCTGTGAGATCTTAGCTGGCCGATAGCCTTCGTTATAAGTGTAGAACTCTTTCATATCGCAGCGCTGCTTTGTCTCAAGCCTGCTTGCCGTTAAGATAACTTTGTTCATTGCTCTGCTTCCTAGTTAAGTGTCTTGTCGATGTTCATGAGAACTTCTTCAGGTGGATGGTTTCTCAGGCATTGGTTAAGTACCGGAGAGAGGTCGTCAATCGGAGTGTCGCCTTCTCTTATGTGGACAACTCCTCTTCTGGATTTAAGCTCATACTTATCCAGGGTGACTCTCATCATTGTCTTCTGCTTAGAGACTCCCATGCTCATCCCTATGGACTTCATGTCTTCAAATGCCTCAGGGGTGAAGAAGACCGAGAAGAGGTTCTCATCGCTATCGTCTCTAATCATAGAGGCCGCCAATCCTACGGCGATATCTCGGTAGAATCCGGCGATAGTAGCAGCCTCAGTGACAATCTCGGCCATGGTCTCGGTCATTACTGAGACGATCTCTACGAGCTTGTCCGAGTCCTTATCTCCTATCTCCTTAATGCCTCTCTTGAACTCGCTGATAAGTTCCTGGATTTCTTCATCGGTAGTATCAGGCTTCATTGTTGCTCTCCTTAATTAGTGACCGGACCCTGTCCAGACTCATCTCTAAATCAGACAAGGCTATCTCTAGTTCCATTGATCTGGTTATCTCTTGCTCTGGCTGCTCCTCAAACCGAGGCTCACCCCATCTTACGTCCTTAAATGTCATCAAGATTCTCCTCTTCATGGTAAGGAGTCTCACCCTTGTTCCCATCCAACACTCCTCGCTGGTCCTGTATGTTCGTCATCCATATGTCGCAGAAATCACAAAGGTCATCCTCTGAGATCTCCCCTCTTGATGATTGCTTGAAGACACCAAGGAGACTGTTCTCGAAACTGATGGGAGAAAAATTGTAAGTCCCTCCCCCATTTCTAGTTCTGAGGAAAACCACCTCGGGGTCCTTCATTACGTCCCCGTTCTGGATGAATGTGTGGGCCAGGGCTACAGTCTGTACTGGCCCCTGACTCCAGAATATCTCAGCGGAGAGCTTGTCCAGGTGACGCTCCTTCTCCCAGAAGCGGTAAGGATTCGTATCTATGTGAAGCTCTGAGAATATCTGATTGAGAATCTCAGAAGACTTTCCTTCTAGTTGACGCATATTTATCTCGGAAGGCAGACGCCTCCATACTTATAGCTGAGAGGGATGCTGGCTGTATGGAGACGCTGCCGAATAAGGGAGTCCACTGGGCAATGCCGTCAGCCCTACCCGACAGCCCCAGCAGACCCCTACTGATTGGTCGCAACAGCCCATAGAAAACCTCTCTTCTCTATGAGCCACTTACTCGCCAAATTCGTTTTTAGGTATTTAACTCGTTAGACATATTATCTCCTCTATATCTATCTAGCTTAGCTAGTTCATTTAGTTAGTATCATTAACAAGCAACACACACTTTATCTCCGTATTGAGCTTGTTAAGTAAGTTAAACTTATAGAGCATTCTCACCAAAACTGTCAAGGATTCTTGAACCAGTTGGTTAGCTCTCTTTCCATGTGTAATTCTTTTTCTCTCCCCGAGGAGGTTCATCATGCACTGCCTTAGCGAGGGCCTCAAGCGCTTTTGCTATTCTGGGAAGATACTTGCCGATGTTCTCATAGGCCAGCATCTTGTTGTTGTGGATTCTAGTTAACTCTTCCTCACTGTAGTAGCGGGGCATGTAGGTTCTCCTCTTTTAGTATTCAGTAAATAGAGCGCTCTGCAAACCGCAGTGCACTTCAGGGATCTTGTTTCCGCCAATGGCCATGTAGATGTTCTCGGCCTTCTTGATTGCCAGGTCTGTCCTAAGGATGAACGTCTGGGTCTTCTTCTCGTGCCACCCATTCACTGCCATCTGAGCGTCCTGTAGAGCGAACCACATGTCGATGTAGGCCTTCGTAAGACATCTGCCTATATCTTCAATGTCGGGCTCCTGAGGACTTCTCTGGGGACAGTAGCAGTCGTCCTGGATAAGACACTCCTTGGAGTAGGCTATAGGGGCCAGGACCTGCCTCCCGAGCTCCACCATGGAGAAGATAATAGCTCCTGTGTCTTGAGCTTTCTTCTTAATGGGCCTATCACTAAGGGACACTTCTCTCAGCGTCTCCTTGGCTATGAGTATCTTGTGTTCTAGTTCTGCTAGGGTATCGGTGTTGTGGTCCTTCACCGATTCCCTTAGTGCTGGCTCTCCCATTAGACGTCCTCCTCTCTCCGCTTAAGTAGTTCAAGGTCACAGATGTCGTCCGAGAGATTCTCAGCATATCTGTGCATCGAAGCTATGGCCTCAGTGAGTAACTTGTTGTGGGCCTTCTGCTCTCTCTGGATGGCATCAATCGTCCGCTCTATATGCCGGAACTCTTTGCAGATGCTCCCGATGATGACGCTCTCAGATCTGAGCTCCAGGTTAAGTATCTTTGGTCCTACGGACATAGTGAATCTCCTCCTTCATTCATGTTGGTGAGCCAGTCTTCCATGACTCGCCATTCTTCGCAGCTAGCACAGAGTGACCCAGCTTTTTCATAGTGAAGTTCAAAGCAGTGTTTTAATCTGCACTTATTCTTTATTAGGTACGCTGCTGTCATGCTTGTCCTCTTCTCCCGTGAAGAACTCGTTGCCAATATACCCTGCAATAATGAACTCTCGCTCATCTGCCGTTAAATGGGGCATAGCTACCTGTACAAGGGCACCTCCCAGATTCCAGTTATCATATTGGGACTGTGTCAGATTGGGAATGTCCATGGTCCGTTTCATTCTGGGATTGAACGGGTTGGGTCTTTCTATAATCATATCCGATCTCTTCTCTCTTTGATGATTTGTCGGGCCTCGCTCAACCTCATCCACTCGACAAGATCTGCTGCGACCTGTCTCGTCCTTGGGGTTATGCTTTCGGAGCCTTCCTTATCTTTGTAAATGTCCCTAGCTATTGCCAGGTACAGGTCAGTGATTGCTTCCTTCACTGTCGTCGTTGCTGTCTTTACTCTGCTGCTCATAGGTCATCGAGCTCCTTCATCTTTGGTGCTTTAGGGTCAAGGTCGAACTTCTTGACGGCTCTTTGCGCTGCTTCTTTCACGTCGTCTATCAGTGCAAGGGCCCAGTCTTCCTTCTCTCTGTCCACACTGGCGATGACTCTTAGGTGAAGTATCATCTGGTCAGGGAAGATATCGGGCTCTTCCTCGTCAGCCTCCTCTACCGTAGTAAGGAACAGGAGGAGCACTTGCCTTTCAAGCTCGCTGTAGAGTGCTGGCCTTGTCTTAGTGGTCCACCTTTCTCTAGCGCTGCTCATTACTTCGGGGGTGATTACTCCTCCAAGCCCCATCTCTTCCGATACTTCCATGATAAATTGCTTAGTCTTCGACATATCTTTCTTCTTTCTCTATCTCCTGGATAACTCCATCCAGTAGAATTGCTTGTCCTGTGGTTGTTCTTGCCCAGATGAGGATACCCATGAAGTCGGAGACCATCTCACCTTTGTCTATTAGCTTTCTTGCGAGGTAGTGAGAGACAGCCCAGTGTTCGTAGACTTCCCTGCTACATTCTCCACATGATTCTAGTTCTTCGTCATTCTCAATGGCCTCCTTCTTCTCCTCCTCATCCATGTCGCAGCCACAGTTCTCAGGAATAGGGAAGACAAGGTCAGCGTAGTGGTTAGCCCACTCTGTCTCCCATATCCCCATGTCCCTCAGCTCTGTGATAAGGGTACTCATGCAGCCATGGATGTGTTCTCTCACCAGTTTCCTGGCTTTTTCCTGGTCTATGAATGTGTTTCTAGTCTCCTGTGAATGCATTAAGCGTCATCCATCTCTTCGACCAGCGCTGCTATGGCTTCCTCATAGGTGGTCCTGAGTCCCGGTAGCTCCTCATAAGGGTTGGTTGTTGTTCGCTGCCTTCTGGGGTCTGCGAATATCTCAAACATCTTGTCAACGGGGACTGTTCTCATTTCTCATCCTGTTCTTTGTACCAGTCGGCACGTTCTTTCAGGTTATGGAGCATCTCTTCTCCGTCCTTCCTGTTCATGAGGATTCCTCCAGGCTTGCTGAAGTTGCTCTTCCAAACAGGGCGAGAGCGGTAGTCGGAGGGCTTGTCTGAATATCTCCAGATGATTGTCCCGAGGTCCTTGCCGTCTCCTCTCTCTGGCTTACCGGGGCAGAAGTACATGTTCACCGGGATGTTGCCGTCCCAGATCCAACCCATCCAAATGCAGACCTGACAGTCGTGCTGGAATGGCTCGATCTCTATCTTGTCTTCCGAGTTTATTGTGATCCGCTTGTATCTGGGGACAGTCGCCTCGGTGCAGGTGTGCCAGACAGACTCCAGGTCCTTAAGCTCAGGGTAGACGATTTCTGCCAGTGTCTTTTCGATGTTGTCCAAGGCCCTGTTGGCGACGATGTCATTGCCACGGTGTTTTCTCTGCTTGAGGCCCCTGATTATTTCAGAGATTAGTCTTCTTGATTCCATTGTGTTGGTCCTTTGCTTAAAATGAGTAAGTCACTGCTGACAATCTAGTTTCCGAGGTTCGGCGGGAGGGGTGCTCATGTCCCTCTCCCCCCTCCGATGGGTATCTTTTTGAGAGAGTTGATGAGCCGGGTCCAGGTACTGACCATACGCAGCTGCCTGAACCCAACCACCACCAACCACACCCACCAACCAAGAAAAGAAAAGAGGGAGTAGAGCCGAAGCCCCACTCCCCCCCTGGCTGGGGTTAGAAGACTGGCTTCACTTTGGCGTCGATTATTGCCTGCGTCACGTCAATGTCAGTCTTCTCCCAGAGTGGGATTCGATTGCCAGCCTCGTCGTACTTCTCGTCGCCGAATTGCTCCAAGATTCCGAAGAAGACCCCACATGCTTTGCGGTAGGTGGGAGTTCCCTTGCCGACTGAGTTGAAGAAATCCCAAGTTTCCTCGCTATACTGGCGGGCAAGGAGTCTGCACTTGTCTCGCTGCATGTCTGTCATCCCGCCGTGAGTGGCTCCAACAACGAGGACTCTCCTTTGATGCTCGGCTTCGAGAGCGCCTTGCACAATGGTTTCCAGTCCATAGGGGATTTCGATGACGTCTGGCTTGGCTGTGGTCTCCTCCTTGGATGGAAGTTGGAGCTCGGAAGCCTCAGTGAATACAGGGTTTTCTAATAATCTCTTGATGTTCATGTCTGAATCCTTTCAAATTTAATACACCAAGGGAATCATGGCTCTCAAATGGGTCAAGGGATTTCGTCACCTATCTCGCGCAAACGATTGGACTATTTTTCTTGAACGCCCGGAGACGAGGTGGGATGCGTGACTCTGGCTGGATTTACTTTTTTCTTTACGAGACGGACACGGCGTGAGAGGGAGCGATTCCTGCTTGGGGATTTTTTCTTGATACGCCTCTGCTTGGGGATTTTTTCTTGATGCGGCTGATCTGATCTGAGAGGGAGCTAATCCTGAATGGGGACTTTTCTCTTGAGGGAGCTATTTGGCTGTGCCAGGTGACGAGGAACGAGGAGCGGCAAAGCCAAAGAGGTCGGTCAAGATAAAAGCGATGCGAGCTTCGAGTGTCGCCGTTCAGGATTCGTGGAACTCAGAGCAGAGCAGACGTGTCAAGAAAACAACGATGCGAGCTTCGAGTGTCGCCAAGCAGAGGCGTGTCAAGAAAACAACGATGCGAGCTTCGAGTGTCGCCAAGCAGGAATCGCGGAACTCACGCCGGGGCTGGCTCGTAAAGAAAAAAGCGACGCCTTGTGTCGTCCGGCCAGAGTCGCAATTCCCACCTCGTTGAGGACGCTCAAGAAAAATCGGCGAATCGTTTGCGGCGTAGCGGACGAGATAGGTGACTAAATCCCTTGACCCATTTGAGAGCTATGATACCCGCAATCCCTCACTCAGACTAACCCCACAAGCCAGGCAGCCCTTCATCGAAGCTCTCAAAGTATTGAATTTGAAAGGATTCAGACATGGACAGCAAGAGGTTCTTCGACAACCATGGATTCACTGAGGGTTTTGAGCTCCAACTTCCATCCAGGGAGGAGACCACAGACGAGACGGATGGCATTGAAATCGCCTATGGACTGGGGAGCATTGTGCAAGGGGCTCTTGAAGCCGAGTATCAAAGGAGAGTCATTGTTGTTGGTGCTACTCACGGTGGGTTGACAGATATGCAGTGAGACAAGTGCAGAGTTCTTGGCTGCCAGGATAGCGAGGGAACTTGGGATTTATTCAACTCGGTTGGCAAGGGAACTCCCACCGGCAAAGTATGTGGGGACTTGTTTGGTGTGTTGGAGGAACTCGGTGTCGTGATGTTCGTCGTGGCTGACAAGCGAGCACACTCTGGGTGATGAGTGATGTTGATGGGGCGGAGGTAATGAACGATGTTGAATGGAGCAGCCTTTGATCCTGGACGGGGGATTGGGACGTCAAGCTACTCCCGATCTTACGATATATAAGCTATGCAATCAGGCTATTGTGCACTGTAAAGTTACTTATGTGTGTCACATACTAGGACAACAGAAACATAGGACTCTAATAGTATCACGTACTTAGGTACTGCTGGCACTGATGGTTGTTGTAATATACTGGGGTACAGATCTACACACGAGCACTAAACTATAGGTTCATTAACTCTCTCAAAACGATACACTTCTTTTACTCATGTCCTTAGGGGGGGTAATCCTCTTTCAGTCGGAACGTCGAAGTGTAATATACCCTCTGGCAATTTTAGTTCGATTTGAAGCCCTTTAGCCCACTAGCACCTTCAGACCAGCTTCTATCTTCCTGGACCAGTTCCAATCTTCTTTATCTGTGTGTGTTCTTTGTCCCCCTCACATCTCTGGGGGGCAGAGAGAGAGCCAACGATCGCTAAGCTCGTTTAACTGGCTTCGAGTGGGGGGACATCTCCCTTATGTACGTTTCCCCACCTCTGGTCAAACTTTTTTTGTACTACCTTGATTTCATTGATATTGCCTTATAGGATTTCCCTTGACAGCATTCTCCAAATACACCGGAAAACAGGTAAAACATGGCCGGATCGCACAAGATTACCGTCTATCATACGACCGATAAACACCGCCTTTTGAGTGACCTCTACAAGATAACCCGAACACAAATAACCAAGTTACTAGAGAAGGTAGAGGAAGGGTTAGAACTCTCTTCTACTGACCTAAAAACATTAGACTTATCCTACGACGGGTTGAAGAAGCTTATTAACATCGAGAAAGAGCTGAAGAGTGATAAGATAGGTTCTATGACTGACGACCAGCTTGAGGCTTTGGTGATGAAGGCTCGTCGTGACAGGAAGAAGCCATGATCTCACTGAGGGCCTACCGCCGCCTTGATGAGGATTTCGTCTACCACTCCTGGTTAGCTTCCCTTGACCGTTCTATCCGTGGGGTTAACGATGCGGTTCGCCCCGTGGTTGATGAGTCGGTTAAGCAGGGTCGTATTGTGATTGCCTGTTCTGAGGAAGACGAGGACCACATCCTTGGTTGGTTATCTTGGGGCGAGTTAGACGGGAAGCCTGTTTTGCTCTACCTGTTCGTGAAGAAGTCTCTCCGTGGGAACGGTATCGGGACTCGGATGCTTCGAGAGGTCTTCCCTAGTGGGGAGGTTCTCACCGCCTTCTGGTCTTTCTGGATTCAGCGTTACCATCTGAAGGAGAAGTGGTCCTTACGCTACAATGCTATGATTTTCCCCATTCTCCTGAAGGAGTGTCTTGATGGCGAAGCAGAAGTTAACAGCTAACACGATTGCCCGCCGGTCGGCAGAGCGCCGCAAACCTGAGCTTCATCTGACGTCTCGGGAGATCTTAGAAGGCTACGTTGGCAGGTTCGGCACTGGGGAGAGAGTCCAGAAGAGAATCGAGCGAGACGGGACAAGCCTCAACTTTAAGAGGCACCTCTTCAAAGAGCAGCTTGATTTCATCGATGACCCTTCGAGAAGGAAGGCCGCGCTCTGTTCACGACGGGCAGGCAAGTCATTCGCAGTGTCCCGGTATCTGCTTCAGGAATCCCTCGATAACCCCGGAACGATGTGCGTCTATATCGCCCGTACCCGTGAGGCAGCTAAGCGTATTCTCTGGAACATGCTAAAAGAGGCCGACCGTCAGTACCGCCTTGGTATGAAGTTCAATAACTCTACCCTGATAGCTGTCCTCCCGAATGGGTCTGAAATCCTATTCACCGGAGCTAATGATGCCGCCGATGTGGATAAGCTTCGTGGAGCTGCCTTCTCCCTGGCTGTTCTTGATGAGGCCGCCTTCTTCAATATCGACCTTCAGGAACTTGTCCGAGAGGTTCTTAGTCCCGCGCTCTTAGATGTGGACGGCACATTGGCTATGATCTCAACCCCCAACAACCAGTGCGCCGGGCTCTTCTACGACATCACCGAGCTAGAGAAGTTTGGCTACTCTACCCACCGATGGACCATCAAAGAGAACCCCCACATGAGCTCCGCCCTGATAGCCATCGACAGGGACATAAAGAACGGAGTCCTCAACCCAACAGAGGCTGCCTACAAACGAGAGTACCTCGGGCTCTGGATGAAGGATGACCGGTCGGTCGTCTACAAATACTCAGATTCCAATATCTACAAGGACCTCCCTGAGAACGTCTTCTGGGAGTACATCCTCGGAATCGACCTTGGATACCATGACGACACCGCTTTCGTCGTGGGGGCCTTCTCAGACGATCTGGAGGAGCTCTACGTCGTGGCCCAGTACAAGCAGAAGAATATGCTGACCTCAGACGTAGAGGACATGATTCGGAGCTTCCAGAAGGACTATAATCTTATGAAGATTGTAATGGATACTGGTGGTGGCTCATCCAAGATGTTGATGGAGACCTTCAAGCAGCGGACTGGTCTGCCGATTGAGCACGCAAAGAAGAACGGTGACAAGCTTGGTCTGATCAAAATGATCAACTCTGACCTGGCGAGAGGCTTGATTAAGGTCAGACCAGAGACCCCTCTTCTCAATGAATGGAATAAACTCCAGTATAATCTGGCAGGTAATTCCGAAGACAAGCGATTTGATAACCACTTAAGCGATGCTATGCTTTACATGTGGGGTGAATCGCGGCATTTCTTGTATGAAGAGAAACTCCTCGGTCCTAAATTCGGGACCGTTGAGTATTACAAGCAACTGGAAGATAAGCTGGAAGAGCGATTGTTAGAGGAGCAGGCCTCGGAGGGTAACTTCGACGAGCGGCTCTGGGGCAATGGTTACTCTGAGGCGGACGCATTTTACAATTAGGACGCAGGATGGACCCGAGAAAGCTACGCAAGCTACTGGAGATTTTAACTGAATTTGGGGTTAAGCAGTACCAGACTGAGGAACTTCACATAAATATGGACACTGAGAGGGTGGCTGCTCCAGACGGGAAGCCTTTCTCCATGGACGATTACACGGGCTCGGGCAATGAAGACCCTGTCGAATTGGGGCCTGAGTTCACCGACGAGCAGATACTCCACTGGAGTTCAGGGGCATAAGCATGAATGAGATCTTCGAAAAGACGTTCTGGTGGGAAGCCGAAGAGAACGTCCATTCCGTTATCCATAAATACATCGACGTTCTACGGGATGAGCAAGTTGATTTTTATAATGACATGGACACTTATGTTGGTCTCTATGGTGGCCAGCCCCTTAACGCTGTGCATCTCCCGATGTTTAGCGCCTCGAATCGTTCAAGACTCACCTTCAACATCATCCATTCCCTCTGTCAGGCTGCCACCTCAAAGATAGCTAAGCACAAGCCGGGTATCTCGTTCCTCACTAGCGGTGGGGATTGGTCTCAGCGGAGGAAAGCTCAGCTTCTTGAGAAGTTCATCCAGGGTCAGATCTACTCGACGAAGGCTTACGCCCTTGCCCAGAAAGCTTTCCTGGATGCCTGCATCACGGGGACGGGTGTGCTCAAGGTCTTCTCCTCTGATGGAGCTCCTAAGATTGAGCGTGTCCCGTTGGCGGAGATGACTCTGGATACGGCGGAGGCTTCTTCCTCGGAGCCTCGTCAGTTGTTCCAGACCAAGAAGATTTCCCGTCATGTGTTGGCGGCTCAGTTCCCTGAGAGCAAGGATGAGATCTTATCTTACCGGTCGGAGGACGACTCTTCTGAATCTTCGGGTCGCCAGACGGACATGATTGTTTGTCATGAGTCCTGGCATCTACCGTCTGGTAAGGACGCAGAGGACGGGCGCCACGTTATCTCGATTGAGAACACTACCTTGTTGGATGAGGTTTACGAGAGGAACGACTTCCCCTTCGTCTTCATCCGATGGACAGAATCCCCTGTATGCTTCTGGGGAAATGGCTTGGCGAAGGAGGTTAAGGGGATTCAGGTGGAGATTAATCAGCTTCTCCGTCAGATCCAAGAGCAGATGCACCTCGCAACCCCTAAGATCTTCATTGAGGAGGGGTCTAAAGTATCCAGTGCTCATCTTAACAATCGAACATGGGGCGTGATTAAGTACCGAGGCAACAAGCCTGATTTCTTCGTCCCCCGAGCTGTCTCCGGTGAGACCTTCCAGCACCTCGATAGACTGGTCTCTCAGGCATATGAGATGACAGGCATCTCCCAACTCTCAGCCCAGAGCAAGAAACCCGTCGGATTGGATAGTGGTAGAGCCCTCCGAGAGTTCTCCGACATTGAGTCAGAGCGATTCATGGTCGTCGGCCAGGCCTACGAAGAGGTCTTCATTGAGATCTCCCGTCAGGTAATTGAGCTAGTCAAAGAGCTCGTGACTTCTGGAGAGAAGTTCTCCTCGATGAGCTTCTCTGAGGAGAGCGGAGTCCAGCACATCAAGTGGAAAGAGATCAAACTCAAGGACGATGAGTATGTGATGAGGATTATGCCTGTCGGGTCTCTCCCCCAGAGCAAGGCAGCTAAGGTTGCGACCGTCACAGAGATGTTTCAGAACGGAATGTTCACCGCAACAGAGGCTCATCGCCTGCTGGACTTCCCCGACCTGGAACAAGCAAACAAGATGAAGACATCTCATATTGACCTCGTGGACAAAATGATAGATGACATTCTCGACAAGGGCCGTTACGAGCCACCTGAGCCCTATATGGATCTTCAGTTGGCGTTGGAACGTGCTCAGATGGCGTATAATCTCGCCAAGATCGAAGAGGTTCCAGCCAAGAGACTGGACTTGCTCCGCCGCTGGCTGAATCATATCGCTGGCCTTATCGAGCAATCCCAGCCTCAGAGCCCTGCATTGCCACCGGGGGTTCCCGGAATGCCAGAGGTTCCTGCTGGAATGCCTCCTCAGCTCCTACCCTTGCCCCCCGAGGGTGGAGGTCCTCTACCCGCCCTTGGAGGACCGGGTCTTCCCCCTGGAATAGGTCCCGACGCAGGCCCGCTTCCGGCGGGAGGCCCAGAATCGCTCCCATCAGGGCCTCCAGTACCGTCCCTTCCGGGGCCGATGCCGGGGGCTCTGTTGGGTTAGACAACACAGCATTAGAGAAAGCATAGCGCATGTCAGAAGCAGAAGTAGTAGCAGAAGTATCAGTATCAGAGCCAGAGGCCAGCACCGAGCCTTCGGAAGTAGCAGTTGAGTCAGCAGAGTCCTCTATCGAGGAGGTTCAGGACTTCAATCTCTTTAGTGACTCGGAGGAGGTTTCGGAAGAAGCTCCCGTAGCTGAGGTTGCCAAGGAGGAGCCTGCCAAGGAGGAGAAGCCTCGCGGTGATTGGAGCGCCCGTGTCAGAAAAGACCGGCAACAGCGTCACCGAGAGATCGAACTAAAGAAGCGCGAGCAGAGTCTGACCTCGCGGGAGGCTGCCATGAGTAAGGGGTTTACCTCTGAGCAGCTTAGAAAGGGCCTCTATGAGAATCCAGAGGAGTTCCTTAGGAATGCTGGCGTAGACCCTTTCTCCTTTTACGGTGACTGGACCACTAGGATAGCGAGCGGAAGCCCGACACCTGGGCCTGAGGAGCGGAGCTCGGCGGTTGAGAAGGAGCTTGCAGATCTGAAGAAGCATCTGATCGCAAAGGAGACCCATGAGAAGAGTCAGCAAGATAGTCAAAGAAACACCCAGATTCTAGGCGAGTTCCACCAGAAAATAGATGACTTCAAGTCGTCTAGCGACAAGTTCCCATTGACTTCTTCCCAGTGTTCCGCGCAAGATATAGCCGAAGGTATGGCTCAATACTGGCAAAGAACTGGTGTAGAGCTGAACTTCGATGAAGCATTCGGAATAATCGAATCTGGATTGGTCAAAGAAGAGGAACAGCTCCTTGAGAGTCCCCGCCTGACCCAAAGATTTAAGCAAAAATACGGCATTGAAGATAGCGCAGAGATAAAAGACACGGGTAAGGCCGCGACGAGAACGCTCTCCAGTAACATGGAAGCATCGCCCACAAAAAGTGCGCCCAGTGACATGTCTCATGAGGAGATTATCGAGCACTGGCGAGGCAAAATTTATACCTAAGAGGTCAACATGCCATCTTTCAATCTAGCCAACTTCGATAAGGCTATGAAGCACATGTACCCGTACAAGAAGGTTGAAAACCTTGTGTACGACAACAATCCGCTTCTAGCTATGATTCCCAAAGAAACGAAATTCCCTGGTCGGAATGCCACCTACGCAGTTGAGTACGGAGTTACTCCTGGTCGTAGTGCGAACTTCCAGACCGCACAGAATAACCGAGGCGGAACCAAGCTTCAGGACTTCGTTGTAACCCGGATTAAAGATTACGCAGTAGTCTCTCTGGACAACGAAACCCTCCTGGCAGCTGACGGTAACGAAGGTTCTTTGCTCGATGTAGCGAAGGTCAAGACCGACTCCGCTCTGTTGGCAATGTCTCGAACCATGGGCCGGGATGTATTCCGCTCTGGTGATGGCGCGATTGGTACCCTTGACCGAAGTATTCTGGCAACCGGAGTCACGGTTACTCTCACGGTAGCTGATGACATTGTTAACTTCGAGACTGGTATGCGTGTTTGCGCTGTTGCTGCTTCTGCTCCTACCGGGGCATTGGACAACAACGGTGCAGCAGTTGAGATTGTCGGAATCGACCGGGACGCAGGAACCTTGACTCTGGCCACCCCCATGGAAACTGTCTGGGGAACTGTCAGCGTAGACAAGGCTCTGATTCCTGAAGGTGACGGCCAAAACGGTGGCTCCGCTCTGAAGATGACGGGTATTGATGCCTGGATTCCTGCCACTGTTGGAGCTGGTGCCTTCTGGGGTGTTGACCGGACTCAAGACTCTACCCGACTCGGTGGGCAGCGGATTACTCATGACCCTAATCTGAGCATGG